TTAACACCATCATCTGCAACCCCATCACCAGCGGAGAAATCAGAAACACCCATAGAACAAAGCGAAGACGTGGGTGATGACGACGGCGACGACGACGACGGCGTCCTTTTCCCTCGGGCTCCAGAGTAAAAAAAGAAAACCTTAGGTAATTATAAAAACAAAATGGACATCAGTGAACAATTAAGAGACCCATTTGGTGCTGCAGTAATTGCTGGTGCTGTAACTGCTGGCTATATTCATTTGAAAGCAAAAATGAATAACGAAGGTACATTACCCACAAGTTCTTATACCAAACCAGCCATTCTTAATGCTCTTATGGTATACTTTATTATTTCAGGTGGTTTAGGAGCAAAAGAGAAACTATCCTTAGAACCATTTTAAAAACTTAAAGACAAAAATTGTATATATTATAATTACTACAATAATATGACATCGGTAACAGCTTTCAACGATATGATGGTCCAGTTTATTGGTGAACTGAAGGACACCTTTCCAGAAGAAAAAGCAATCAAAAAGTATGCTGCGTCATTTGACATCATGAGGAAATCAAACCCGCGGAAGTGTGTAGAGGTTTATATGGCTGCGATTGGTCCATTTTCGCAGCGCATTACAGCAAAAGATGAAACTATTTTGGATGAAGACAGTCTTTCATTTTTGACTGATATGAACATTAAAAAACATTGGACACCTGAATTGTCTACTAATACAAAAGATGCAATCTGGCAATATCTCCAGACATTGTTCATGTTGGGTACAACAATTACAGCATTTCCAGTCGAAACTCTCAACATGATTGAGAGTGTTGCTAATAATATGGCTCAGCAAATCTCAGATGGCGGCGGTGCTTCAGGAGAAGGACAACTTGATGAAGCTGCACTTATGAATAGTGTACAAGGACTTCTCGGAAATCTGGGAAACATGGGAAATTTAGGTAATCTTTTGGGTGGCCTCGGAAATGATAAACAGCAGTAGAAAAACATCATTTTTTTTTATTAATAAAAAAAAAATTAAATAATACTAAATATAAAAGATAATGAGCGAAGAAGTTTGGTTTAATGATCCTAAACAACTATTTAGGAATGATAGAATTTTACAATTTTGGCCGACAAATAATCAAACGTCGGCAGAAAGGGTAAATTCATCAACACGGTTTATACTTTATTCCATGAGTCTTTTATATTTACTACGCGGGGATGTTAGAATTTTAGTTTTAGGTTCAATGATTATTAGTGTCCTTTATGTACTGTATAAAGGTGACATGGTCAGCGAAGGCGTTGCACGCCCAGTACGATCCGGTATCCATGGATTGGGTTCATGTCAACTCCCAACCCCAGAAAATCCAATGTCAAATTATTTATTGGGTGACAAGACCACCAAAAAACCAGCCTGTTTTTACCCAACGGTAAAGGATCAAGTGAAAGAATATTTAGATGACACAATTCCGTATGATTGTGGGCGTTCACGATGTTCTTTGCCAAAATACCAAAGAAATGCCGCAGCAAGACAATTTATTTCAAGTCCAGTCACTACAGCAGTCAATGACCAAACCGCTTTCGCCGAATGGTGTTACGGTAAGAAAAATAGACCTATGTGCAAAGACGGTGACAATTCAGTTTGTAATCCAGATGCTCGCGGTGTACAATTGGAAGCATTTGCCGGTTTGGATCCATCAGGCGATATGAGAACCGGGATGAGTCATCGATAAAAAAAATAAAATTAAGTTATAATAAAAATAAAGATAAATGGCGTATTTACTTCAACCAGGATTAGACATCGTAGAGAACCCAGCTGTTCCTCCTAAATGTGCCACAGACGAAGTTTTTGTTTACCCTCAACCAAGTAGTTTGAATTATTGTTGCAGACCAAATACAATGCTGTACGGGACTGCCCCATATATGGCGGGTAAAGGCGCTCCCGCCAATTTAGTTATGGTTGCCGATGAACTTAGACCACAAAGTACATCCAAATTTAATAAAACTTATGTTGATACAGTGAAGAAAAACACTTTCCCATGGCAAGATATGAAATGCAGTGTACCTCTCAGAACAATCTCATGGGAACCACAGAGTACACGTGCTGAATTACAAAATGATTTTTTTGACCAAAGATATTCCATAAAAAAATAAATATTATTTTACAGTAATAAGTAAAAAAACAAATGGCCGATCCATTATCCTTAGTTGCTATCATTGGCCTTGCTTTAGCTGGTCGAAATTTAAGCATGAAACAGGCTGAACATTATGAAACACAGCAGTTGCAACCACAACCGCCGCCGCAGCCGCAACCACAGCCGCAACCGCAGCCACTTCAAAATGATAATATGACAACAATTACAAATTCATTATCAGGACATACTACAAATGATTTTGGTGTATCAGGTGTAGGTAATCAATTTGAACAAAAAACAACACCTCCAAATTTCGCTGATATTTCACCAACTGCTACTGCTAATCCACATGGCATGCCAGTACAAGATTTTAGAGACCGCCCGTACGTAAGTGGTCAAATGAATAATTTGGCACCTACACAAAAACAATTAGTTGGTCCAGGTTTAGGATTAAGCGCAGACGTCCCTGCCTATGGTGGTTATCAACAATTGTTTCGTGTAAATCCTAATAATGTTGGTGCCTATAAACTCACAACTTTACCCGGGCGCATTGCTCCGGGTGGTGATATTACTGGTGGTATGCCAGGTAAAGTCGGAGAGTTAACCCATAATGCACCATCCACCGTAGCATTTTTACCTTCACGTCGTCCCAATGTTGAAGGACGTGCACAAGATCTCAATGCAATGACCTGGAGAGGTAAACAAGAAAAAACGAAGCGTCAGACAAATCGCGCAGAAACTACAACACGTTCAGATGGCTTAGAATATGCACCGGCGAAGAGTATTGTGTCTGCTTTGACACGGTCTGAAGACCCAACAAGAAATAAAGGTGATTTGAATACACAGGAATTTTATCACGTAGATAATCCTACACCAGGTATTGCTAATTTTATTGGCGGATATACAATTGCACCAGGAAGTGAATTATTGGCTCAACAACCACAACAGGGAGTTGCTTACTCACCAGAACAGTTAGAAGCCTATGGGTTTAGACCAGATGATCGCAGAGGAAAGAAAAACAGAAAAGGCAATGCTGGGAGAATGAATGTCAGAGCGGGTCCACTCAACGCAAACGGAGCTATAACCGCTGTACGTCAAGATTCAAATAAATACGACGGACGACTTGGACCCGTTTCTGGTGGTTGGACTCAAAATTATGTACAGAGTGAATTTTATCAATTAAATCCTTACAAAGGCCAAGAAAACCCACGGTCTTCCAACCGAGGTCTTAACGTAGCTAAAAGACAATTGGCGAATAACCCACTGGCTCACACTATTTCTTGAACAAGTTTAAAATTGTAACTTCCAATATTTGTATAAGAATCTTCCTCTTCTTCTATACAAAAATCAATTATCCCAGTATTGAGTTGGATAGTCACCATATCATACACATCACCACACAATAAATTCTTATTAATATTGATTTTGAGAGTTACACATATAAGTGTAATCGTATCATTATCAATATCATGAATTTCGTAATCGGAAAACAGAGTGTTCAACATTGTATTTACTTAAGTATATAATCAATTAATTTTTTATATATATTTATTAAATACTAAATGGAATCATATATATTGGATATTGACAGCAGCGAGAGAGACCCATTGAAATATACATCTCCAAATGATTACGTAATAAAATTAAACAGGCGAATGTATAATGTGACAAACATTAAACTTGTTAGCGCTCTTATTCCAAATAGTCAGCTTTTAATTAACAAAGGAAACAAACAGTTTGATATCGGTACAGGTAACACTGTTGTTTTAACAGAAGGAACATGGACCGATGGTTATCAATTGGCTTCAAATTTAACAGATTCACTTACAGATTTTAGTGGGGCTAATGATATTGCAGTATCATACGACCAAAATACACAAGCTTTAAGTTTTACAAGTTCTGTAAATTTTTCATTTGATTTCTATGGTGGAAGTAATGGTTACGTGACGAATTCAAACGTTGGAACACCTGCCAACGTTTTAGGATTTACTTTCGCCAATACAACACCAGCCACAACTTTGATTTCAAATGTAGTTAACTTTTACGGACCAAATTCTTTAATTCTGGGTTTATCGAGTGGTTCATCTACATTTGACAAGATGGTTTATATGAACGGTGGTGAATTTAGTTTCGGTAATATATACAGTGACGTTCCTGTTACACAGCCTTTAAAAACTACCTATATGGGACGTATTCTTACAAGTGATAAAACTGGAGATATGTTAGACTATAATGGTCGAGATGATCCGGTTGACCATCAGTTCTATAAAGG